ATACGATCCTCTTTACGAAGATAAATTGTCCTGAAAGATTCAGGTGCTAGTTTGACGATATCGACTGCCATTTAAATTATACCTCTTTGTAGTAGTATATGATGTTGTCGGGGATATCATCTTTAGTCCAATCCACAACGTCTTCACCAAGTAGACCAGCCCTATCACCATACTTATCAATAAGGTAGTTATTGAAATCTGCTTCTGATTTGGTCCATTCATGATATGGGTCCATTATGTTGTTGGAAAAATAAACCAACCATGTGTAATCAGTAGAGCCATAGTAGAATTGTGCAATATCTTCTGGTCTTTCACCTTCTTTTACAGTATAAGGCAAGTAGAGCATTGGGTTGTTAGAAACCTCTTTACTAAAGCTATTTCTGCGTGTGATGTCACGCACTAGTTTGCCTTCGTATTCGATCAGTGGGAAGTTTTCAAAATATTTAGCCATTATTAAATTCCTTCCTGCTCAGTACGATTTCCACCCCGATACTGAGCGGTTTGCAAGTCATTTTCAGATTCGCCATAGTCGTGCGCAGTTTGGATTTCCAATTCGGTTAATGACATCGATATGCTTACCCCTGCTGGTTTGCCACCTTTCATGATAGCAACACCACCACCAGCGCCATAATCAACTGTAAATGAGGACACCATTGAAGTCTTGAACTTGACATAGTGATCTTCGTTTACACCAAGCAGATACATATCTACTGTGGAAGGATACTGCAAAAATGCTTTAGATATACCTGCGAGTGATGTGACTTCAGGCAATGAATTTCTTTTAATCATGTTTACGATACCACGAATACGTTCTGAGTCTGTGGTATTAGAAGGATACAATTCCCAATTGAACTGGTGGCTTCTTAGGTTAACACCTTCGAACGAAAGAGTTTCACGCGGGTTTAGTGTTTGTCCTGTGACAATATCTACTGATTTTGAAATATCACCGGGCAACTTGCTTCTTAGGAGATACTGAGCGGCTGACGCGATGTCTTTGACGTCAGTACCCATGAACGAAGCCGCGACGTCATTTATCGCACCCATTACACCACCACTACCAGTCAATGCACTTGACATACCAGCACCCATAGATTGGATCATCCCCGGAATATTTTCGACAGAACTACCACTCTCACCATCAATAAAGTTGTTCACTTTACTTGCAATCATTTCGGTGAATGGGTCTCTCTCAAACCCGTTTACTCTTAAATCTGTTTGGTCTGACAGGTTCTTTGGAAAGGGCAACTCAATAGAATTTGCACTTCTTAGCCCAACCCCAGATGCTCTGCCACCACGCGTAACACCAGTAGCATCACGCATGTTAAACGAACTGTTATAATTACTGTAGTCGTAGTTCTTGAAAACTAGCAATATGCTGTGCGGATGTGGCTGTGCTGGAAAACACTGGTAAGAGGTTGCAGAATTAGCAACCTGTTTCCTTTGGAAGACCTCTGGCCTTGGTAATTTAATTCCGTGTCCCATCGATATGACCCTTGCCTACTTTTCTTATAAATACTCTTGTATAATTCTATTTATATTAAATCGAGAGGTTAATTTTTTATATCATGGCATACAGTGGAAGATTTCGCCCAAAGAACCCGTCTAAGTACAAAGGCGACCCTACAAAGATCATTTATCGGTCAATGTGGGAGTTTAAGTTCTTTAGACATGTGGATATTCACCCTGATGTGATTTGGTGGCAGTCTGAAGAAGTTGTTGTTATGTACATGTCTCCTATCGATGGGAGACGCCATAGGTACTATCCTGACGTGGTGGTTCATAGCAAACCCCCAAATGGTGACGCTGCAACCTTGATGATCGAAATTAAACCATACGCGCAAACGTTGCCACCTGATAGGTCCAAGAAAAACTCGACTAAAACAGGTAGAATATCAAGAAGGTACTTGAATGAAGTTAAGACATATGGTATCAACGATGCAAAATGGAAAGCTGCTAGAAAATTCTGCGCTGAGCGTGGGTGGCAGTTCAAAATATATACAGAAAACGAATTAGGACTCAAATAATGGTAGCAAAAGTATTCGACGATTTACTCTTGAAGGGCATCAGGTCTGGGCAGATGCCTGCTAGGACCCAAGAAGCGCGTACATGGTATCGTGAGCAAGCTGCAAAGGTTTCTAAGTCAGCGGCTGATGGAACTAAGCTAATCAAAGAAATGGGCGTTGATCGTTATGAAACCAGATTTAGGCTGGGTAACATGTACACATACAGGTACGATCCTAAACATAAAGCTACATTACCATATTATGACAGCTTTCCGTTGATTTTTCCTATAAATAAAGCAAAGGGTGGTTTCTTAGGGATCAACCTACACTATCTACCGCCTGTGTTAAGAGCAAAACTAATGGATGCTCTATATGACACAGCAAACAACAAGAATTATACGGAAGCGACTAAGCTAAAGTTAAATTATGATATACTATCGGGCGCGGCTAAATTCAACATGTTTAAGCCCACAGTGAAGCACTACTTGATGGCTCATGTTAGAACTAAATTTGTTTATATCCAACCTACCGAATGGGATATTGCATTATTTCTACCAAGCCAAAAGTTCGTTGGCGCGACCAAAGCACAAGTCTGGAAAGATTCCAGAGCGATTATAAAGGGCAAGTAATGGCTTTTAGCATATCTGATTTTAAAACTCAAATGGACCGCTTCGGTGGTCCATCACGCAGTTCTTTGTTCGAAGTTAGTATTATTAACTTTCCTACTAACACGTCCAGCGCAGATACTAGGGACCTCACATTCTTCTGTAAGAACGTGGCAATTCCGGGCATTACAATAGGTATGGCTTCATATGAGGCTGTAGCACAACAACGTCGAATGATGCCGACCAGCATGAACCCTGAGCCTGTGCAAGCTATCTTTATGCTTGACTCTGATGCACAAATTCTTTCGTTTTTTCACTCATGGGCGCAAAGAATAGTCAACTACAGCACAGCAGGTGGTAAATTTGCTGAGGTAGATGGTATGTTGCCATTTGAAATCGGATATAAAGATGAATACGCTTGTAGAGTTGTCATAAAACATTATTCGAATGATTACCTTGAAACAGGAAGGTTCTACGAAACCATCTTGGACGGTGCATTCCCCGGTATGATGGGTGACGTGGATTTGGCATGGGAAAATAACGACAGTATTGCCGTGCTACCTGTCAGCTTCCAATACGATAGAATACAGTTCTCTGGTGAAAGAATTGGTTCTCCCACATCAAGATTCAATCGTGGAAATGGATTGTTGGGTCTTATCCAAGACATTGGTAACTTTGGACAGTTGATCGGCCAAAATCTTATTCCACAAACAATACAAGACAGTGTGAATAAGTACAATAGATTCCACAACAACTTTGATACGATATCAAGAAAAGCTAGTAAAATATCAGCACTAGCACAACGCATTTTTTAATGAAAGGGCATCTATATTATGTCATTACCTAAAATTGATCTACCCATCTTTGAGATGACCTTGCCGTCAACAAAAGAAAAAATTAGATACAGGCCGTTCACTGTAAAAGAAGAGAAAATTCTTTTGATCGCGCAAGAGGCAAAAGATGCAGAACAAGAAGTTTTGGCTGCAAGGCAAGTAGTTAATAACTGTCTTGTAGACGCAGATGTCTCCAAGTTCGCAATGTTCGATCTGGAATATGTTCTGTTGGTATTGAGATCACGATCTGTGGACAACACTATCTCATTTCAAATCGCAGACCCAGAAACAAAAGAGACAATAAAATTATCAATCGACACAGAAAATGTTAAGTTTGTTGAAAATGAAGAACATACTAATGAGATACCACTTGACGCAACCTTTAAGTTATTTTTGAAATATCCATCTATTGATGAATTCGTTAGGATCATTCAAATGGATGATAATGATCCATTGGTAAATTATTTTGTTATGGTATCATGTTTGGATTTCATTGCATCAGAGGATGAAGTTCATAAATTTGCTGACTACTCAAATGATGATATTGATGCATTTATGGATGGTTTGGATGGGCAGGTTGTCAAGCAAATTCAAAGGTTCTTTGAAACCATGCCAAAGCTACGACATGAGATGCAATACACTAATAAAGATGGGGTTGACAAAACATTTGTGATTGAAGGTATGCGAAGTTTTTTTATCTAACGTTGAGCCACACTAACTTGGGTAATTATTATCAAACCGTATTTGCCTTGGTTCAGCATCATAAATACTCTATATCCGATGTAGAAGGTTTGATACCGTATGAACGTGATTTATATTTTGGAATGTTGATCGACCTAGTAGAACAAGAAAAACAAAAGCAGCAATAAGGCGTAAGAAATGGTAGAACGTTTATCAGACGAAACTAGAGCAATCATCCAGAGATTGAAGGACGAAGGTGAATTAATCCGCAATCGCGGTACTAATTCTGTGCGCTCAGTTAAAGTTCAACTTGATAGATTTGAAGGTCTCTTCAAAACTATAGCCACAAATTCAATGGAACAAACTTCTATGATGCAAAGGCAATTGGGGATTGCAACCGATGCTATGGTAATGCAACGAAACCAACAGCAGTTTGACGAACTAAAACGAGACACTGAAGCTGTTCGCGAAGAAGCTGTAGAGTCAAAAGGCAGAGATGACACTAAAATTAATGGCTTTGGAGATGCTATAACTAAAGCATTGAGTTTGAAAAACCTTGCTATTGGGGCGGCTGGTCTATTTGTGGGTTATAACTTCCTGAAAGGATTTATAGACGAAAAAACAAATGGTGGCTTTACAAACTTTATTGATTCATTTAAAGAGATTAATTGGGTCGGGTTTAAAGACGTGTTTAATCGTATGATAAATGCTATTACTAGCTTTGAAGAATGGTTGGGTAACTTACCATCATTGTTAATAGGTGGTGGTATGGTTGGGTTTGCTGCAAGGCAAGCTGGCATGGGATTGATGGCTGGTGCTGCTAGTAGGGGGCCAACAAGAACTAATGCTGGACTACTAAACATAAGAAGTGTTATTATAACTGCTGTTGCAGGACTAGCTATTGCTTACGGCGACGATGTTAAGGATTGGCTAGTAGAAAAAGCTGGTGTAGATGAGAATGTTGCAGAATGGGCAGTAGACTCCACGCTAACTATTGCTGGTGCTGTGGGCCTTGCTGCCATGTTTGGGGTGGGTGTTCCGGGCCTTATCGCGGTTGCCGCTGCTGGTTTTGCTTACGTTATTGGCAAGACTATCTACGATTGGATGATTGACAGACAAGACGAAGCTAAAGCCAAGGCGGCGGCGAATTTGAAAGCTTTAGACGAGTTGTTTGGATTTGACGCAGGGACTGGTGGCGACGTTTCTGCCATAGTTGAGGAGGCCGGGGGTAACGATAGTACTAGCTTAGTGCCTTCGATGGAAACACAAGAAGCGTTAGCACTTGCGTTAACACAAGGCAAGATTACTGAAGCAGATTTGACAGAAGCAGCAAACAATCCAGAAGTCAGAGCACAAGTAGCAGAGGCAATAGCAGAACAAGTTACGGGAAAAATTTTACAACTTGGAGCCAACACTAGGGGCGATATGTTGCAGAACGTTAATAGGTTGGCAGGTAGTTTTGGCGAGGAAGATGACCAAGATTTAAATCGATTACTTGAACAATTTCAAGCAACATTGCGTAGTGAAGACCCAGAAGTAAAAAGATTGGCGTTTGACGCTTATGACAGCTTGATAAAAAATGCTGGCGAAGACGGTGACCAAGTGATGATGGGCATGGAAAACTTTGGAGCTTTGACCCCAGCACAACAAGCGTTTTTTACAGGAATGGCTGAATTTAATGGTACATCATTTAGTAGGGGTTCTGGTGGTTTTCGAAACTTTGGTAACGGCACTCTTTCAATGCTTCACGGCAATGAAGCAGTAGTACAAAGAAATTCCCCAGAAGGACAATTTTTGAGTATGTTCCAAAGTGTTGTAAAATCTAAAGCTGGCCTTGCTGGATTAGGCAATAGTGGTGGAACTGTCGTAATCAACGCACCTACTAACGTATCGCCAACGGTAAACAACATTCAAGGCGCTAAGACACAAAACAGCATGACCATTCTACAAGGCATGGGTGGCGGCGGTGGCGAAGGCTTTGGTGGTGCTGTAGGATTGCCCTATTTCGCACAATAAAAAAAGAGGGGCGTCAACCCCTCTTTTGTTTTATTCTTCTGTTTCTTGTATCCAAGGATCATTTGTTTCGGTAATTTTCACAGCACACTGAATTTCAGTATAGAAATT